CAGTTAAAACCTTCTATTCAAGAAAAAGAAGATTATAATAAATTAAACCAAGATATTCATAAAAAAGAGTCGTTAAAATCTTCAATTGAATCTGATTTACATCAAATAGAATCGAAACATCATCAAGGAGTTTCTAGATTAAGTGAAGTTGAAACTAAAATAGCTGAATATTATAAACAAGAAGCAGTTATCAAAGAAAACTTGACTATAAATGGTCAGATAGATTCTTTAAACAAAAAGGTATCTAATTTAAAAGATGAATTAAGTGTACTTAATGATGATATTTTAACGTGTCATTCAAAATTATTACTATCTGATAAATTAAAAGAGAAAGCTGAAGAGTCTATTGCTAAATTAAAAGACTTATCGCAGCAGTATAAATTTTATCAATACTATTTAGAGGCTGTTAATAGAGACGGAATACCTTACGATTTAATTACTTCAGCAGTTCCATATATAGAGCAAGAAATAAATAATATTTTAAGTCAGTTAGTTGAATTTAGTTTGATGCTAGAAATGGATGGTAAAAATATTAATTGCTATATTGTATATGATGAAGACAACTTTTGGCCAATTGAATTAACTTCTGGAATGGAAAAGTTTGTTTCTTCATTAGCAATTAGAACCGCATTGATAAATGTATCTTCATTGCCTAGACCAAACTTCCTAGCTATTGATGAAGGTTTTGGTGTTTTAGATTCTGATAATTTAAACTCAATGTTCAATTTATTTGATTATTTAAAAACTCAGTTTTCATTTATGTTGGTAATATCACATATTGATTCTATGAGAGATGTAGTAGACAAATTAATTGAAATTACTAAAACAAACGGAAGCTCAAAAATATCTTATAATTAACTGTTTTAGATATTTATTTTAAATAGATATCTACAAAATGGCTAAAAAAGAAGTTATATATCAAGGCCTTAGCGACCTTAATGTACTAATAGACGATACAACGCAATATTCTCCTGACTACTTTAGAGTAACTATGTTACCAGGAGAATTTACTGCAGGTATTAATATTTTTAAATTCAAAGGAAACCCTGCTTTATTTTACGAAGGGTCTCCTGTATATATTGAAGTTTTAGATGCAAACGGACTTCCAGTTTATTACGAAGTTGGATTAGATTTAGAGTCGCAAGAGCAAACTGCTATTATTTCAGTTTATATTAATGAAGATACAGTTCCAGGAAATGGATCTATAACACTTTGTGGGCAAGCAAATCAATCTTCTTCAGGTCAAATATTAGACGCTTCAGAAATTAATGTAAGATGGTCAGTACCGGTTTATATTGACATTTCAAAGCGTAATGTCGACGAAGTGATATTCGACGAGCTGCCTGAAGTTTCAATTACCGCTACTACAGGTTCTTATAATAATGATATATGGGCTGGAGCCGGCAGAATTATAACAACTTCATGGAGTGGAATTCAATACATATATAGAAATGGAGTGCCTGTATTATATACTCCCGGACCTCCAATGGGAAGTTTATTCGATTCGGATGTTACTAATACGACATTATCAATAGTTTATGGAAATATTGAAGATGCAAACCAACGACTAGATTCGGAAGTATCAGCAAGTTTAGAATTTACTTCAAGCATTTCTTTATATTCAGGTAGTAATATAGCATATTTAACTGATCCACTTATATATCCAGTAAATAATAGTTCAGAGCAGCACATTGTGCAAAATGCACTAATTAATTATATGGAAGTTAGTTATGCACAAACAGTTCCAGACAAAATAGATTCTACCGAAAATACACATAACATAGCCATTGTTCAATTCTCAGGATTGCAACCTCAAGTAGGAGAGATTGCTAAAATTAGATCGTATTATAAATCTGCGGGTGTTCAAGAATACATTTTTTCTAATGAAACAGATATATCTGATTTAGCAGATGAATTCGGATTTACTGCTAATGTAGTAACTGCATCATTTGCATTGCCTACTATACATAGAAACGATAAATTTGACTTTAAATTTGAATTTGTCAATCCTTCAGGATATGTTTCAAAGCAAGTGCTTGAATATTTTGACGTGTTATTTGAAGGAGGAAACACTTACATAGGAGGTGATGATAATTTAATTACTGGGTCACTTTATGTTGCAGGAGCGACAGGAACCGGAGTTCATATTTCAGGAAAAGGTAGCGCAGCAATGATTCGCAGTATAGGATATGAAGGATTTGCGAAAGCGAGCGCTCCTGGCGGAAAAGGAGGCTTTGTAATTTACTCAGGGTCTGTACAACCATTATTAAATGCGTCTGAGCAATATACCGGAGTAGGTATTGAATTATTTGCAAACACATCATCATATTTCAAATATACAACTTCAGGCTCTGGATTATTAGATATTAGAACAAATCAATTCTTTTTAGGAAGTACAAGTCAGTTCATATCTGGAGCTAATGGCAATATTGAAATATCATCTTCGAATTTTCACTTAAGTGCCAACGGGTCTGTTAATATGACAGGTAACGTTAATATTACATCTGGTACTGGATTTGCTACTCCAGCATTTGTTACGTCGTCAATTGGTGCGGCGACTAGCTCATTGTCGTCATCACTTAATTCAACGATATCATCAGTTTCATCATCACTTAATTCATCTATAACTTCCGTATCGTCATCGATATCATCATCGGTTTCGTCGATATCATCATCATTAAATTCGTCAATAAACTCAGTGTCATCATCGATATCATCGTCAGTGTCGTCAATATCATCGTCACTGAACTCGTCGATATTATCTGTGTCATCTTCAATATCTTCATCAGTTTCATCAGTGTCGTCATCATTGAACTCTTCGATATTGTCAGTGTCATCATCGATATCTTCATCAGTATCATCGATATCTTCATCGTTGAATTCATCGATATTGTCAGTATCATCTTCAATATCTTCGTCAGTGTCGTCAATATCTTCGTCACTTAATTCATCAATATTATCAGTTTCGTCGTCATTATCGTCGTCATTATCATTAGTGTCGTCATCACTGAATTCAACAATAACATCAGTATCATCATCGCTTAATTCATCTATAACGTCAGTTTCATCATCAGCAGCAATTGCGCTTGATAGAATTGTAACAGATGCTAATAATAAAATAGTTAAACCAAACAATACTCCTTCAGCAGGGGCAGGTCTATATTTATCACAAGGTTATTTAGGATATTATTCGGGTAGTGCATGGAATGCGTATATAAGCTCATCTGGAGAATTTTTATTTAAAAAGAATGATAACAATCAAATATCGTTTGGTAACAATTCATTTGTATTAAAAGTTTCAGACGCCGCTACCATATCAGGTTCAAATATTAATTTACTAACACCTAATTTCTTTTTAGGAAGTACAAGTCAATTCATATCAGGTTCCAGCGGAAATATTGAAATATCATCTTCAAATTTCCATTTAAGTCCTACCGGAGATGTTGATATGGCAGGAGATGTTAATGCAGTAAATGGAATTTTTCAAAATGCAAAAATTACTGGATTTGTTATAACTGGTTCAGGTACTGCATATGCACAAGCCTCTGGTTTAAGTTCCGCATTTTTATTAGAATCATGGTTTACTTCTTCCTTTGTAAGAAACCGAGCATCAGGAAATTCAACCGCGGCATTAGAAACTAAATTTAACACAGGCAATAGATTTAATTATGGTATTTTTGGATGGACTGCCTCAGCAGACCTAGCTACTGCCGTGTCTCAAAGTTCAAATCCGCTAGGATATGGATATAATGTTGCAGCAGCAACATATACAGGAGGAGGAATAGGAATGGCTTCGGCAGGAGGATGGGAAAGTACATACGTAAATCCAGGACCACCTACAGGATTTTTAAAATGGAAACAAGCTAGTGCATTCGAATATACTCAAGATTACGGAAAAGAATACAATGGATATGGTAATGAAATAACTGCAAGTTTTTTAGGTGCTAATACTGGTAAAGTATCTCCTACCGTCGACACAATTGTATTTGTGTCGCCTGATGTCGGTCAAACTTCTCCATTTAGTATAACTAGTAGTTTAATTCAAATTCCGTCGGCTTCGCTAGGCTATGCATTCGACGACACCGCAGGTATTTTTAAATATAACACTGACCCTATAGGTTTACAATTTGCAATGCGAATGCAATCAGGGTCACTTGGAGCTACCGGGTCACCTTCTACTTTTAAATGGTCATCAAACGCATATTATGACACGTTTTATGTACAATGTGAAATAGTAAATTCTAGCGGTTCTGTATTATTAACAGATAGAAAATATGTATATGGGGCTGATGATTGGCAAATATTTAATATACCACTAACTCCAGCTCTAGCAGAAACTATAACTGGTAATATTACTATACATAACCCATTTAGAATTATAATTTCATGGAAGCACGCCAGTTATAATGATATTGGAGGTAGGCCATTTGCTACTACATACACTAACTTAGTTAGAATATCTGAATTGCGCTTCGTTCAATTTCCTACAACTCTAGGATTAAAAACAGATGCAGTGCAATTTGCAGACAGCTATTTTACTAGTGGAAATTCAGGTACTCAGCATTTTGGAAGTATAACACCAACAACTAATAATGTATATGATATTGGTATACGCGGTAATCAATGGAGAAACTTAAATGCTGGTCTTGCTAGACTACAGCAAATTTCACTATCAGATGGTATAATTAATTCAAAATATGATACTGGAGGTGTAACTAAACCGGATAGTTTAAGGGTGTATGGTGGTGGAAGTTATGAATTAGATCAAAACCTTGTCGACACTAAAGCATTTGTAGTTGATTATCAAGGTAACACTACTATGGTAGGTAAAGTATATATTGGGCAACAACCGCCCGATGTACAAGCGCTAAATGTAGATCCAGCTTATCTAAATATAACAGGTAGATTATCACATGCACTACCAACAGTATCGAATGACTTTCAAGGAGAAGTTAATATGTTCGCTACAACAAATGCGCCCATAACAGATGAAGGCGATATATTTATGATGACATGGAGAAACCCATATAGTGCTACAGGAGAATATCAGCAATGGTGGCAAAAGGCATCTGCTACGTCAGAATTTTCGGGTTCCGGATTGTTAGGAATAGCCTTCAGTAAAAATAGCCCATTTTCTTTAATAAATGGAATGGGTATTCGAGGAAGGGCTAATTTTACAGGTTCTTCATATCAATTAATGACATCAGCCTCAGGAGTTATGCCAGGAGATAAATTATATTTATCAACAACCCCTGGAAAATTTCAAAATTGGGCTCCGACAGGTTCAGGTGAAATAGTTAGAATTATAGGATATTGCGATAATCTTAATAATTACGATTTCGGAGCTCCGACGCCAGTCAAACGTATGCCAACTGGTTCGATATATTTCGCACCTGAAATATCATGGATTCAAAATGTATAAAATATGAGAGAATATACTAATTTAACATCTATATATCCGAATACAATTGAGTTTGGAAATTGCATAGTTTATCAATTAAGATTAAATAACTACGTAGATAATAAAATTTTAAATTTTTACAACTATTCTGGAAATTTAGAAAAAGAGCAAACAGTATTTTTAGCTAATAAACCAAATGAATGTATAATGTCTAGCAATTTATTTGAAAGATTAACAAATCAAAATTTTATAAACTCTGCAAAAGGAGATGTAATTATTTTTGGATTAGGTTTAGGATTGATTTTATTTCCATTATTAGAAGATGAAGAAATTAATAGCATTACTGTAATTGATAAAAGTGTAGATATTATTGACAATCTAGGACCGATAATTAAAAATTACGATGTTAATAACAAATTAACTATCATTAACGGTGATGCATTTACATATTATCAACAATTAAACGATGTAAAATTTGACGTAATGTATTTTGATTATTGGAATATTGTAGATAGAACAATATACAACGATATGGAAACGCTAAAAGAATTGTATAAAAATAATATTAAAGAAACTGGTCAAATCATGTATTGGTGTGAAGATCTTTTTACTAACGGAATAATCAATTAATAAAATATGCCAATATATTCATATAAAATATCAGGAAGAGAAGTTTTAGCAGCTAATTCCGGAAGCGTTACGACAGTACCAGGTGTATTAACTGTTTTAGGCAATCTTAATGCTCCGATAGTCTATGACTCAAATGACACTGGATATTATGTTAATCCAGCCGCTACATCTATTTTAGCCACTGTATCTGCACAGAGCTCTGTTTCAGCTCCAATATACTATAACGTAGGTAGTACATCTTATTATGTAAATCCAGGATCTACATCTAAATTAAATACATTAGACATTCAAGGTAGAGTAGGTATTAGTCAATCAAGTCCATCATATCCATTGCATGTAAATGCAAACGTAAGTGGAACTTCAATTTACGCTTCGGCAGATATAGTTGCGTATTCAGATGTGTCTGTAAAAGAAAACATAAGACTAATTGAAAATGTTATAGAAAGAATACAGCAATCAAGAGGCGTGTTATATGATAGGATAGATAGCAATGTAAAAAATAATATTGGATTCATAGCTCAGGAATTAGAAGTAGCTTTTCCGGAATTAGTCGTAACTAATGAAGATGGAACAAAAGCTGTAAAATATCAAAATACAGTTGCAGTTCTTTTCGAAGCAATAAAAGATCAACAAAAACAAATTGACGAATTAAAACAAATTGTAGATGGCATTAACAGGTAGCGGCGAAATTAGATTTTCATCAATTGCTACAGAATTAGGAGTAGCTCTTAGTAATGTTTCATTGCGAAGTATGTCTTTAGCAGCTGGAAAATCTTCTCCGGATGGCATGACTGAGTTTTACGGATACAGTGCCATTACTCCGATATCAGCTTCTTATAATTATAGTGCTGCATCTTGTGGAGGAGATAGCTTCACAATTTATGTAAATTCTTCCATAGTATTCGGACCTACTTCAGTAGCTACTTCAGGAACAATTATGGTTACAGATAATGATGTTATTGAAGTTTATGTAACTTCAGGAACTAAAGGTATAGCATGCGGAGGTTCATCTGCAAACCTTGCTATTTACCTAAATGACGAATTTTATGACGGAACTTCCGATCTTCAATATGGTTATAGTGCTACATCATATATTTCCTATACCGTACCAAATGGATTTTCCGGTACTAATTCTTATATAGATATTACAGGGGCTTTAGGGTTTTTTGAACCATAAAATAATTCATAATATAAAAATGATTGATAAAGAATTAATTCAAAGTAAAATGTCAAATAATTTAACAGGATTATTTGATGTAGAACTTACGCAAGATATCATATTAAATGGATATTCAATAAAAAAATATAATAACGTAAATTATATTGGATTATACAATCCTGAAGGCAAAGTAATGACTGTGGATGCCCCTGACTATATTATAGAATATGCTCCTGAGTTATTAGATATAGAATTTAATTCTATGTTAATTGGTGGTTTAGGCATTGGAGTAATACCTTATGTCGTGCAAGACTTTGCAGAAGTTGATGTTATAGAAAACGATGAAAATATAATTGATATAGTAGCACAGCTAAACCACTTAAATGAAAATGTAAATATTATTAAAGGAGATATATTTACATTTGATGTAGAAAAAACTTACGATGTAATTGTTCTTGATATATGGTATGACGCATTGACAGAAGACCTATCCAATCAGCTTATTGAAAAATATTTACCATTTATAAATGAAGGCGGATTTTTATATATTCCAATTAATGCAAGAGTATTAGATAATAAAGTAAAAATGATTAAGAGTTCTAGTAATTAGTAATGATTTTTCTTTTGCGATATTTATTACTAAAGATATAGACGATGCCAGTTAATAATTTAAGAGGTCAGAAACCTTCAAAAACATACAACGAACTACTTAGAGTAGTTTCTGGTTCTGTGTATGATTCTACAGGGTCGTTAGTAACATTTTTAAATATTACTGCGTCAGCTGCATCGACTATAGCTGGTTCAAGCTCAACTACATTTCCATGGTTAATTACTAACAATAGGCTATATACTTCACAATCATTCAATGTAGAAGTTACCGGGTCTTTAACAGTATTTGGAAATTCAAATGATGTGTTTATTATTAAGTCTCAAGGAGCAGCACAGAATTTATTTAAAGTATCTTCGTCAGGAGTAGTTCAAATGTATGTAAATAATACAGAGCCAACTTCAAGTGCAGAGCTAGGGCAAATGTATTTTACATCTCAATCATTATTTTTAGGATTACAATAAAGGATAACAATCCAAGTTACATATTTATATATAAAATATTTAAACACTAAAACAACATACAATTATGGCAACATGGAAAAAGGTCGTTGTCTCGGGTAGTGCACCACAATTTACTGCAATACAAGTAGACAACTTAACGACAGGTCAGGTAGTAATAGGAGGTGGAACCGCTGGGAACCTTTCTTCTACTGCTGTCAATGGTACTGGAAATATAGTAGCAACAACAAACGCTTCAGGATTAACTCATTCAGGATCATTCTCCGGTTCATACTCAGGAGACGGTTCAGGATTATCTGGAGTAGCTGCTTCATTCCCATTAACACAAAAGACACCTGTCTTAACAACAGATAAAGTTTTTATCAATGACGGTACAAGTAAATACGTTACCGTTTCTCAATTATCATCAGCTTCTTGGACAGGAGTTTCAGGAGATATTACAATTGATGGCACAGGCGTAGCTGCTATTGGAACTGGTAAAGTTACCTCTACAATGATTTTAGATGGTACAATTGCAAATGCTGATATTAATGCTTCAGCAGCAATTGCATATACTAAAATATCATTTGCAGGTTCTAATATAGTTTCAGGATCAGCACAAATTTCATATGCAGGTATTACCAATATACCTTCAGGAATTGTTTCAGGAGCTGCACAAATTCCTGCGTTACTTCCTACAGGTACTGTTTCAGGTTCAGCTCAAGTATCATTCACAGGATTATCTAGTATTCCTTCAGGAATCGTTTCGGGCTCAGCTCAAATACCAGCTTTATTACCAGCAGGTGTTATATCTGGTTCAGCTCAAGTTGCCTCTTCATTGCCGACAGGAGTAGTTTCAGGATCGTCTCAAGTATCATATACTGGATTATCTAGTATTCCTTCAGGTATTGTATCTGGATCAACTCAAGTAGCCGCGTTATTACCTGCAAATATAGTATCAGCTTCTGTATTATCAGGACCAGCTACTCAAGGTCAAGTATTACTTACTACCAATGGAGTTGCAGGAACAACAATAACTATTAATAGTTTAGGTACTTCCGGTACTCCAACATTTTCAGGATTAAATGTTACTAACGATTTAACCGTTACTGGAAACTTAGCAGTAAATGGTACTACCACATTTATTAATACTACTAATACCTATGTAAAAGATCAATTCTTATTACTTAATTCAGGTTCAGCAACTTTAGGAGATACAGGTATTGTCGCTCAATACAATGCTGCAGGTTCAGGTTCAGCATTATTCTTAGATTCGACATCGGCAGGTACATATGGTAGATGGGCCACTGCCTTTGATGTAATGGGTAACGTTACAACAGCAACTCCAAATGAATTTGTAGTGTCTGTTAAGACAGCAGCAGCTGTACCAACAGCAGATCCAATTTGGGGAGGAGCTTCAAACGGATATGGTAATATGCATATTAATAGCGCAAATAGTGATATTTATATTTACGCATAATATTTTTTTAAAAAAAGTTATGGCGTTTATAAATAAAGGTAATATAGCATCGTCTAAAGAAGATTTAGGTTCTGCACTACATACACATACTCAAACTCAGCCAGAAAGATCAAATGATTTAACTCTGGCTGAATTAGAGTTTTTACTTATTCAGTTAAAATCTGCAATGATTAAAGGAGAGCATATTGAGTTAGCTTACAATTTAATCTTAAAACTTCAAGATCAATACATTAAATTACAATAAATTAGTTATGGACATATTTTCAGTAGAATTAAACGTTCTAGAATTACAAATACTTCGTCAATCTTTAGACGCAATTACAATCAAAGGCTCTGATGCTCAATTCATCGCAAACTTACAATACAAATTGGAATCTGAAATCAATCAAATTTCTGCAATGATAGCTCAAGCAGAAAAAGAAAAGGAAGATCAACTTCAAAAAATGATAGCTGCTGAAAATAGAAAGGCTAAAAAACAAGCAGAATAAAACGATTTACATATTTATTGTAAATATATTATAGACCTGAAAAGGAAGTGGGCAGACACGATTCTGTAACCAATCATAATAAACATACAATATGCCAGCATGGAAAAAAGTCATAACGAGTGGCTCTGACGCCTCGTTAAAATCATTAAACGTATCAAGCGGAGTAACAGGTTCTTTATTTGGAACAGCTTCATATGCTACTCAAGCATTATCTGCTTCTTATGTACCATCTGCAGGATTAACAGGAGGTACTGCAAATTACATACCACTTTGGACATCTACGTCAGCTATATCAAGTAGCGCATTATTTCAATCAGCATCTAACATAGGTATTAATAAGATATTACCGTCAGCATCTTTAGACGTAACTGGAGTAATTAGAGGAATGTTTGCTACCGATCCAGGAGCTGGAGGATCAATAACTGCAAAATTTGTATCCTATGCAGATTCTCCATTCGGTCTTTTATTTAGAGGTTATTCTTCAGGACTTCAGTCAATTCAATCTCAAAGAGAATTCAATGACGGTCAGCTATATGATCTAGCACTACAGCAGCTAGGAGGTAACGTAGCTATAGGAAAAACGTTTGCAAATACAAAACTAGATGTAAACGGAAATACAATCATAACTGGTTCTCTATCTCAAGGAGCAGCAGGAAATATAGCAACGGCTGGACAATACTCACATGCAGAAGGATCATCAACAACTGCAACAGGTCAATACTCACATGCTGAAGGAAACGGTGCATCAGCATTAGCAAACTTCTCACATGCAGAAGGATCAGGTACAACAAACGGGCCATACTCACATGCAGAAGGATCAGGTACAACAAACGGAGCAGGAGCACACGCAGAAGGATATGCAACTACTGCTACAGGAGAATACTCACATGCCGAAGGAAATACTACACAAGCAGTTGGAAATTATTCACATGCTGAAGGTTATTCCACACAAACAGTAGGTGAATATTCACATGCTGAAGGTTACGGTACTTATACAGGTACTAATTTTGCTTTCTATTCAGATGATATATCATCCGGAGTAATTACACTTGATGGTGGTTATGGAGATGTAACCCCTGTATTTGTAGCAGGAAATCCATTAATATTTAGTGATGCACCCTACGATAATATTTACGGAATACAAACATTTATTATAGATTCAGTAACATACAGTAGTCCAAATACTATAATAACACTTACAGATACTTCTGTAACTACTTCTGAAGCCTTTTGTGGAGATGTAAAACTTGTTACAACTTGGAGTGGGTACGGTGGAGATAGGTCAATAGCTCCTTTATACGCTCATACGGAAGGAGAGTATACTAATGCCTTTGGTAATTCTTCACACGCTGAAGGAGCTAGTACAGTTGCCGGAGGAACCAACTCACACGCTGAAGGATATCAAACAACAGCAGGTGGAACTAATTCACACGCTGAAGGACGTGGTACATTATCTATAGGAGGAGGAACTCATGCAGAAGGATATCAAACAATAGCATCAGGAGACTATTCACACGCAGAAGGAGCAAGTACAATAGCTTCAGGATCTTATTCACATGCAGAAGGCTACAATACCCAAGCATCAGGATCTTATTCACATGCTGAAGGACGTGGTACAGTAGCATCAGGTCAATATTCACATGCTGAAGGTAGGGATTCGCAAGCACAAGGAACTTATTCACATGCTGAAGGAAATAGCATATCCAACGGAGACTATTCACATGCTGAAGGAGCTAGCATATCCTACGGAAGTTTATCACACGCTGAAGGAAACGGTGCTATAGCATCAGGATCTTACTCACATGCTGAAGGAGAAGGTACATTAGCCTTAGGACTAGGCTCTCATGCAGAAGGATTTTACACTATAACATCAGGTAGCTACCAACATGCACAAGGACAGTATAATATTGCCTCCTCAGCTCAATCCGCTTTCATAATAGGAAACGGTACAGCAAATGGTAATAGATCAAACTTAATATTTGCATCCGGTTCTCAAGTACAGATAACAGGATCTTTAAATGTAACAGGATCATTAAATGTATCAAACGGAGTTACAGGTTCTTTATTTGGAACTTCATCATGGG